ACTGGGTGAGCAATAGCATTTACAAAGCTCTCGAATAGTTTAACGGATATGCAAAACTCGCTTCGTCAGGTTTCAAAAACTGAGGAAGATCTCAATAAAAATCAGAAGAAAATGCTCGAGCTCGCAAACGATGCGAGAGTACCAATCGAAGACCTTACAAAATCATTCGTAAGGTTCGATAAAATTAATACTCAACTTTGATGAAATCAGGCGGAAACAGCAAAGATGCTTTCCAATTTATCAAAAGGGCTTTCTCTATCAGGAGCTACAGCAGAAGAGGCAGGAAGTGCCATGCTCCAACTCTCGCAAGCATTTTGAAGTGGAAAACTCCAGGGGGATGAGTTCCGATCTCTCGCTGAGAGTATGCCGATGCTTTTAGATATTCTCGCGAAATCAATGGGAGTACCTCGAGGAGAACTTAAAAAACTTGCATGAGAAGGAAAAATCACTTCAAAAATTTTAAAAGATGCTCTTCTATGAGCTACGACAGAAATAGAAAGTGCGTTTGCAAAATCGCAAGCCTCTATATGATCAGCACTTACTGTTTTTTTATTTCCTGTAAGTTCACTTATTTTATTCGTAATATCCGAAATATCAGACTTGAGTCCCTTTATTTTGCTCGCACTTGCTTCGATCGATGCTGTTACTTTTGCAAAAGCATCACTTGCTTTTCCTGATAAACTTGAAAGGGTACTTGATATTTCACTAATACTAAATTTTTTCCCTATTGCAGAAAGCTTTGTTGCGATCTCTTTTGCTCGCATGTCAATTACTGCTGTACCTGTAGAAAGACCTTGAGCAAGCATTGTGATAAGATTTGGCATCCACTTATCTGCATCTTTACCAGGTCATTTTTTTGTAGGGGAGTGAAACCCGAGATAATCGGATATTGTTGTAGCTATTTCAGAAACTCCATCTTTCAAAGCCTGTACTTTTTCTTTAAGTCCATCGACAAACATTTGAATCATATTTGCTCACCATTCTTTTGCTTTCTGAATAAATGGCTCAATAAGAGCTTGGATTCCGTTAAAGAGTCATACAAAAAGCTCTCTAACCATAGTAACTCATGCCTCTACTGCTTGTTTTATTCATTCCCATACGAGTTTCCAATCTCATATAAAAATTCATTTAAATGCTTTTAAAAGTCAAACTATAATATCAAGTCAATTTTGAAAAATAATCTCTTTAGGATTGGCGATAGAATGACGTTTGCGATATGAGAAGAATTCGAGGAGTCGCACGATATACTTTCCATAGAAAGCGATTCACTCTATACGAAAATCAATATTTCTTGATTTACCGATACTCCTATAGCATGATCTATCGCATGACGTTTGCGGTTTGCAGGAAATATCGTCGATATATCTGACAAAAATAAAGCACTCCTCGGAAATGTAGAATTTGACGTGACGGCACTCGACCATACTAGAGTATTTGATAAAAAACTTATCAATGATTCTTTTACAAATCGAGACGCTCGATATATCGTAAATGATTTCTGTAATTCGACCATAAATCGAAACATTGAAATCGAGGAATTTGATTATGCAAATACCACAGCTCTCAGAACGAAATGGACAAATAATCCGACACTCAATACCTCAGATTATCGCGAATGAGATGGGTGTATGACATTTTCCTATGCTTCAGTAGGTACAGGTTCAACTGTCGCTACATTGACCGCCATTGATATCACAGAAATCGTATGATGAAGGCTCGCCTTCTGGTATAACGTGATAAATGTATCTTCGATAAAAATATATTTTGGATCGAGCGCCGCAAATTATATGCATACGACTTTTACCCCTGAGAGCGGATGGGTATATTGGGATAAACTTCTCTCGGAAATGACAGTCGTGTGAACTCCAAATTATGCGAGTATCACCTATATAAAAGTAGAAATCGTATCGACAGGATGAGCAAGTATCGATATCGATGGAATCAGAGTACTCGAGTGAGAGTTTTTCCGACATTATCCATATGTACAAAACTCAGTGGTATTTGATGATTTCAGAATTAATCGCGTGAAACCGACCGAGACGATGCAAAGACTCGCGGATAGTCTCGAATGGTATTGGTTCGTGGATTATGATAGAAATATATGGCTTTTCCCCAATACAACCATCATCGCACCGATAGAAATAAACGAAACAAGTAATAATTTTTCAAATCTCTCTATCACCCATGATACTTCACGACTCATAAATCGACAAGTCGTGAGATGAGGAGAAGAAACGAGCACAGCGACATATTCTCAGGTGGTCGAATGAAACTCGGTCGCGCGAGAGTGGATAATGAAGAATAAATTCAAGAATCTTGCCGTAAAACTCAACGATGGTACATCGACTGATACGATGGAGGTATGAACTACCACCACGAATGTAAAAGCGACAGCACATGGCCTTGTAACTGGGGATTATATCGTCAATCGTACTCGCTCGAATGCAGTGAGAGAAATCACTCGTGTCGATGCGGATAATTTCACGGTCGATGCAGTCACATCTCAAACAAGTGGAGACTCTTTTTCACTATTTGTATCGCAAGTCGTATGAGTCGAAGGAATAAATGCGGATGCTTCGTATGACTATATGTCGAATTATAATGAGAAGTCTATCCGATCGGCGGAACTCGAACCGACACTCACCTCGGGAAAATTCCTTTTGTTCCAATATAATGAGGTCATCCCTATTCTCGTACAGAGAACGGATAATACTTCGATGATGCTCATGAAATCAGTTCTTTGATATACGGATGGTATTTTTGATGGTCAACCTATCGTAGATACTACAATCACATCGAGAAGTGAGGCTATTCAAATGGCAGAAGCGACCATAAATAAATACTCGAATGTCGTCATTACAGCGACTTTCCAAACTGAGCAAGAAGGACTCGAAGCATGACAACTCATCCGAATAAAAGACACGACTTCCTCAGAAAGAAATATTGACCAGGATTTTATAATCCAATCGGTGAAATGTCCACAAATCGAATGGGGAATAAATCGGTATTATGTGACATGTTCTTCACTCCTTTTCGGAATGCTCGAACTCTTACAACAGCTTCTCGCGAATAATCGAAAAATTAAAGTGAATGAAGATGAAGTAATTAATAATATCGAGGATGCAAGTGAGGTGATTACAATATCAGAAATTCTCGATACAAATATCGATGGAGAAATCACAGCAGAGACAATGATCATCGCAGATTCCGCATCGACAGATATTGTCGAACCTCCTTTTTTCTGGTGACCGACAGGGCTCGCGAGTGAATTTCAATGGGAGGAGTCAGTTTGGAGCTAAAATTTGTTTTTTTTTAAAATTCTCTATACTAAAAATATGAAAGCAAACCAGAACATAGGCATGATATGAGAATGGAATTTTACCGTTCGTGATATTATGACTGGAATGGAAAGATACTATCATGAGTATAATCTCATCCCTACAGTAGCAAAAACAGCCTTTGCAGCTCAAATGGCATGAGATAATACAACTGACATCGGAGACAATCTCTATATTGCTCTTGGTTCAAATACGACCGCACCTGCTGCATGAGATACTCAGCTCGGTACGGAAGTCGTGCGAAAGGCGCAATCATCGACTACATTCAGTGGTGCAGTAGCATATGTCACCGCTTTTTTTGCAGCATGAGAAGCAACAGGAACACATCGAGAATTCGGACTTTTCGGAAATGGAAATACTACTACAGCAAGCGCGACTGTAAATACTGGAATACTCTATAGTCATGTGGCCGCCAATATTACAGTTTCAGCAACTGAAACACTTACTTGCACATTTCAAATAACTTTTAGTAGTTAAAATATATGACACTTTTATCATCTACAGTATCAGCTTGACAGCAAGCTCTCGCGACTCAATATAATAATATCCGAAATGATGTGATAAATCGGTGGTTTATTGGTGAATTTAAATATTTTGCATGAAGTACTTCACCGGATCCTCAATGGCTCGTATGTGATTGATCAGAAATTGATAGAACAACATATGCGGCTCTTTTCGCAGTAATTTGAACCACATATTGAGTATGAAATGGTACTTCAACTTTCAACCTTCCGCCTCCTGGAAGAGTTCTTGTTGGTAAAAAATCCGCAACGTCATGGGGAACCGCTACAATTTCAAACGCTTCCCCATGAGTAGTGACAAAAACAGCGCATGGCCTCGCAAATGGGAATCAAATATACTTTACCACGACCGGATGATTGCCGACTGGTCTCACGACAAGTACAAAATATTTCGTTAAGAATGCAACTGCAAACACCTTTGAGGTATCAGCGACTCTTTGAGGTGCCTCTATCAATACCTCTTCGGCATGAAGCGGAACGCATACTTTATACTCTGCAAACTTTGATACGGTTGGCCAAACCGGATGAGAAGTAAATCATACTTTGAGTGAATCAGAAATGCCGACTCATACGCATACCATCGGAACTACTACCCGTATAACTGGTACAGTAGCTTCTCCTTATTGGGTTAAAAGTGAACAATTACTCTCTGGTGCAGCAGAATCAACTTGATCGTCTGGTGGTGGACAATCTCATAATAATCTCCAAGAATATGTGACGGCTCTTCTTCTTATATGCGCTGATAATACTTAATTATGGCTGATAAACAGATAAACGCATTCACGCCCCCAGCCACAACAATTTCAGATACTGATAATTTTCTGAAACAAAGTGCATCATGAACAACCATAAAAGTCCCGGATTGGCTCGAAATATTTCCTAAATAAAAGATTTAAGATATGACGGAACTCATGGCAAATTACTTTCATCAAATACTTACACATCCTTTTATAAAAGGTACAATTGCAATGATAGTTGTATTTCTTGAATTTATAATTTGAGGTTTTGACGTAGCAATCCGCGCACTCCTTGTTCTCCTGATTCTTGATTTTATCATGTGATTTTCGGTAGCATTCCGAGATCATAGAATATCTCGAAAAAAGATGATGTCTGGACTCTATAAAATGATGATATATTTTGTCGGAGTATCGATGGCACACTGGACGGATATACTCATCTTTCATACAACAGTCGAGTTTGGATTTCAGAACTTTATCATAGTATACCTCGGAGTCAATGAATCA